ATCCTAAAGCTACGCTTACTATCAAGACACTAGACCATAACGAATCTAAAGATGACACAGGTTTTCATAGACTAGAGATACAATTAAAACTAGACAACACTGATTTACTTATCATGCACAACGCACAGCACGATTTGATGTGGCTGTGGGAGTGTGGCTTTAAGTATGACGGTGACATCTATGACACCATGCTTGCTGAGTACATACTAGATCGGGGTCAGAGGAATGGCTTGAGCCTACAAGCTTGTGCAGAACGTAGACAACTAGAGGTACAGAAAGATGATACACTCAAGAAATATTTTAAAGAAGGTAAGAATACAAATGAAATACCTTTGGCTGAACTCTGCCATTATCTTGAGCATGACTTGCTTACTACTTGTGAGTTGTTCCATGCCCAAGAAAAAGACTTCGGTAAGCCTGAAGCATCTTCCCTTGGTACAGTCAAAAGAGTTACCTTCAATACCTGCAAGACCCTCACAGAAATCTATATGGCAGGATTCAAAGTCGATCTTCAAGAGTTGGAGCGAGTAGCAAAGGAGTTTGAGAATGAGAAAGCTGAGATTGAAACAAGGTTACAAAAGAAAGTCAGGGAACTTATGGGGGATACTCCGATTAACTTACGTTCGCCTGAACAGAAGTCGCAAGTCCTTTTCAGTAGAAGGGTACATGACAAAAAGGAATGGGCTGATCTCTTCGAGTTCACTGCGACACAAGAAGAGTTTAAGGATGCCGTTAAAGCCAACTCCTCACCGATCTACAGGACACAGGCTTACACCTGCCCTAGTTGCAAAGGGCAAGGTAAAGTATACCGACTTAAAAAAGATGGAACGAAGTTTGCTAGACCTAATAAATGCAAAGATTGTGATGCGAAGGGATACAGACTAAAGGATACACAACAGATAGCAGGGCTACGCTTCACTGCACCAAGTAAGAAGTGGGTCAGTGCTAATGGTTTCAACACAGGAAAGGATGAACTGGATGTACTTTCTTCAACTGCTAAACAAAATAAAATGGACGAGGCTATTGATTTCATTTCTGATCTTAAACGTCACAATGCTATCTCTTCTTATTTATCAGCTTTTGTCAACGGAATACGATCATACACTAAGGACAGTGGATTCCTGCACGTTGGACTTACTCAACACATTACAGCCACTGGACGTTTCAGTGGAAGAAATCCAAACATGCAGAACATGCCAAGGGGAGGAACATTCCCTGTAAAGAAAGTATTTGTATCAAGATTTGATAATGGTTTAATAATGGAGGCCGACTTTGCACAACTCGAATTTAGGACAGCAGCGTTCTTGGCACAAGATGAAACAGCGATGGAAGAAATCGCAACTGGTTTCGATGTACATGCTTACACAGCAAAAGTTATTACTGATGCAGGGCAACCAACGTCACGTCAAGCAGCTAAAGAACACACGTTTGCACCACTCTTTGGAGCAAGCGGTTACGGACGCACAAAAGCTGAAGCAACCTACTACACCCACTTCAACGATAAGTACAAAGGCATAGCCAAGTGGCACAGGAAGTTGGGTGATGAAGCGCTACGCTTCTTGAAGATAACAAACGTATCAGGTAGACAGTACGCTTTCCCTGATGTGACAAGACGACACAGTGGTGTACCAACGCACTTCACTATGATAAAGAACTACCCAGTGCAAGGCTTTGCTACTGGTGATGTAGTGCCAGTGGTACTGAATGAAATGCATGAACGTTTACGACACATGAAGTCGTGTTTAGTTAATACTGTACACGATTCTATGGTGGTTGATGTACATCCTGAAGAGAAAGATTTAGTATTGTCTATGGTATGGACACTCAACCAGGATTTGAACAAAATAATAGAGGAGACATATGGAATAGATATGAATGTACCTATGCTTTTAGAAGCAAAAATAGGTAACAACTGGCTTGACACAGTTGATATTTAGTGTATAACTAAGGCTCTTTTAGACTCTATACAAAGGAATAGAATATGAGTACAGAACTAGCAATAGCAACAGAACGTGGACAGTCGATGGCTGAACTTATGGGTGTGTCTTCTGCGCCCTCACAAGAGAGTACACCTTCGATCTCACGTTTAGGAATGTTGCATCAACCTATCATGGGTGAAGTAGAACTCAATGGTAAGATGATAAAGACAGAGGTAGTACCAGTAGGTGCATTCACCCTCAAGACAGGGGATGATATAGTCTACAGTAATGGTGCAACTGTCCGTGTCTTTGCCCAACGCAATCAGTGGCAGAGATGGAACAGTGAGACAGAAGAGATGGAAAAGTCTGTGATGTCTAACTCTCTAAACGGTGACTTGAAAGATAGCATTGGTGGATTGAACTTAGGCAGACCTACTGGTTACATCGAAGACTTCAATGCACTCGATGATGCTACCAAGCAAGTGATACGATCAGTCAAACGTGTCGTAGTTTACTACGGTACAGTATCGCTTGATAGTCCTATGAATGAGAAGGGTGAGCCTGTATCAGCAGTCGAGTCCGTACCATTTGTAATGGATGTAAAGAACCGTGACAGTCTCAAGAGTATCAACGGTGTCATGGGTAACTTGAAAAAGAAAAACTTGTTACCTATCATGTCTACAATAAACCTAGAAGGTGTCGAAGACAGCATACCTACTGGTGCAAAGTTTGGTAAGATATCTGCTACGCTTGGTAGCCCTTGCGAAATTAGCAGCACAGACAATGACACACTCAAAGACTTCTTAGAACTTATTGAGTATAGTAACGGTAAGATCTTAGACTTACATCATGAACGTGCCAAAGCCCACGCTGATGAAGATCAAGAACTTGTCGAAGGTATACTCAACAATGACTTCGTAGAGGTGGATGAGTAATGAACCACCCTGCTGAACTACAGGTCTTCAGCTATCTGCAAAAGGCCATGAAGGGTGAAGCTACAATGACAGAGGAGGTAGCCACACAGGTTGCCTCCGATGTTAAAGCTGCCTTGGACAAACAGTTTAATGCTCCTCCACGTGATGAGTTTAAGCTACGTATGTCTAACATAGGCAGACCTAAATGCCAGTTGTGGTTTGAGAAGAATGATCCTGAAGATAAGATACCTTTGCCTCCACACTTCCTGATAAACATGTTACTAGGAGATCTAGTTGAAGCTGTGTTCAAAGGATTGCTACGTGCGTCAGGTGCTGAGTTTAAAGACAATGATACTGTTACACTCAAGCTACCAGATGGACAGGAGATACAGGGTGAGTACGACATGGAAATGGATGGCAAGATAGATGATGTAAAGTCTGCATCACCTTGGTCATACGCTAACAAGTTTGACTCATTAGAATCTTTACAGAAGGGTGATGGCTTCGGTTACATACCACAATTAGTGGGCTATTCTAAGGCTGCAGGAAAAGAAGTTGGTGGCTGGTGGGTGGTCAACAAAGGCAACGGTGAGTTTAAGTATGTCAGTGCTTCGGAGGTTGACTCTGAGCAGGTGATTCAGGACATCCAAGAAACGGTAAATTACATTGAGAACGATGAGCCGTTTGAGAGATGCTTTCAACCTGTGCCTGAGACATTCTACAAGAAGCCATCTGGTAACTTAGTACTTAATGCAGCCTGTAGATTTTGTAGCTTTAAACATAAATGTTGGAAAGGATTAAAGACACTACCATCAAGGGTATCTAAGTCTAAGAATCCACCTGAAATAGATTACGTATTAATAGGAGATGGCAATGCCTGAATTTAAATTAACAGTTGATGGTGAAGAAAAAGTTTACGACACTGAGAAGTTAAATGAAAATCAAACTATGGCATACAAAGAATGTGTTGTAGTGGAGAAAGAATTGAAACGACACCAGTTTCTTGCAGCTATTTTACAAGAACGTAAAAACTTTTTACTAAATAGAATTGCTCTTTCAGAAGATCAGGAAGCAGACAGTGACAAAGAGGAGACATAACAAAAGGTTATATCGTAGCGGTCTTGAACAGGAGGCTGCTGCATTCCTAAAGGACAGACAAAAGACAGTTGAGTATGAGAAGATAAAGATAGAGTGGGAAGACTTACGCTATCGCACATACACACCAGACTTTGAATTAGACAACGGAATAATAATAGAAACTAAAGGAATATTTAGCGCTGCTGACAGACGTAAACACATAGAGATACAGAGACAGCACCCAAAGCTAGACATCAGGTTTGTATTCAGCAATGCTAAAGCTAAGTTATACAAGGGAGCCAAATCTAGGTATTGTGATTGGTGCGAACAAAAGAACTTTAAGTGGGCGCATCGTGTCATACCTGAAGGGTGGCTATTAGAAAAGGGCAAGCGGATGAAAGATAAGCGTGTCATAGTTAAAAGGAGAACCTGATGGGTTACGAATTAAAAGACGGAGATATAGCTGTAGTTATAAGTCCTGATCTAGATGAAGATGGTGCATGGACAGGTGTACTAAAGACAGGTTTAGTCTTTGGTGAGTCACAGCATCCTCTAGCTATGCGTAATGCTATGGACTATGCTCTTACTATGGCAGCAGCGTCTGAGGTACTAGAAGATTATCCTGAACTTATGGATTACTTTGATGAAGCAAGACACAGGATATTGAAAGAGATGTTTCCTAAACAGTATGCTGAATCAAAACTTGAAGTTGATAAAGAGGTGGAGTATACCAAAGAAGGTAACGTAATCAAACTAACCAAGTGGACAAAAACAATGGGCGAAGCATGAGCAAAGAAGAAGAGTTTAGCATAGAAGATATCTTCAAAGACTTTCCTGATGACGATGATGAAATGTTTAAGGAAGACAATGTAAACAAACCATTTCACTATAATGTAGGTGGCGTAGAATGTATTGATGCTATCATGGCTGCGACTAATCAACACAAAGAGGGATACCTACAAGGCAACGTAATGAAGTATGTATGGAGGTATAACTACAAGGGTGGCCTAGAAGATTTACAAAAGGCAGAATGGTATTTGAAAAAACTTATTGAGGTATACAAAGAGAAGCACAAATGATACGTAAGTTTAGTGTCACGTATGTGATGGAGGTAGACGAGGATAACAACTTCTTATCTGCTCACGAAGAAGGTCATATAGAAGATGTGCATGACTTAGTAAGTAATGTTATGCATGACGTAGACGATGTAAAAATACAAAATTTAGTAATCAAGGAGAGACAATGATAACACAGGAAGACATAGACCACTTTGCAGATATGCAATCACCCATCATGGACATGGGGTACTACCAACAGGAAGCAGTAAAGACTGCTATTTATACTGACCCTATCATCTACCCTGCGTT